TCTCATTCCCCACGGGGATCGGATTACTTCTCCCCGAGGCCACGGACGAGCCAACATTATTGACTGACCACCCATTGACCGGCAGACTCATTCCACACATACGCCTGCCCATCGTCCGGCATCTCAACCGGGGCAACCCACAGGCAAGTCGTCTCATCCAACACCCAAGACTCAAACGGCTTAGGCGGAATAAACGCATCCCGAAGTTCATCGTAAAAGTATCCCTTGCCAGCATAGTTAAAACGGAAGGGTTCACCGCCAAGCGCGTGCTCACCTGCCCGTGTGTTGTAGGAAGTCCGCTTAACCGTGTGACCCTCTGGCGCGTAGTAGGTCTCCCAATCATCCACGCCAGGGACAAGGTCATCTTCATCGCGCCCCACAAATACCTGAGTCACAATGTTTTGCCTATTCAAAACCGCGTAGTGTGCCATGCCTTAACCAATCGTCACCGTGTCAGTCGGACCAGCTGCGGTCACCGTGTAAACAGTAAAAAGCCCAGAAGTGCTAGAGGTTTGCGTCACGCCGCCAGAAAAAGAAACACTTATTAAACTCGGCAAGCTGAAAACAATAATCCCAGACCCTCCGTTTCCACCAACCTTATTGCTAGAAGAACTAGAGCCTCCGGCTCCTCCACCTCCGCCACCCGTATTTGTCGAGCCATTTGTCCCGTCGGCGTTTGTTCCCCCACCGGCTCCTCCACCCCCGGCTCCTCCGGCTCCTCCTGAATTGTTCCTGCCGCCGCCTCCTCCGCCACCCGCTCGGGTGACAGATGAACCCGTAAACGACGATGCAACCCCGTCACCGCCCGGCGTGCCCCCGGATACTGTGCCAGAGTCTGCACCGGCTTGACTTGCACCGCCTCCACCCGAGCCGGTAGAGTCGCTGTCGTCTCCACCCTTGAAGCCTTGCCCGGTTTCACCCGCGCCACCTGTACCCGTATTTCCGGCTCCACCGCCAGACCCGCCCGAGTCTCCCCCTCCAGAGTTATTAACCCACGCGCCAGCACCTCCACCCGCCGACCTAATAGAGGCAAAAATACTGTCATCACCGTTTGAGCCGTTAGTGCTGAAAGAGCCCGCACGAGCACCGCCAGCCCCGACAGTTAACGAGTATGTACCAGCAGTAAGAGTCAGAGCGGTCTCAGCAGAGGCACCACCACCCGACGACTCACCCGAAACAGACGAGCGATAACCCCCAGCACCGCCACCCCCGGAACCGCCCTGATTTCCGCTGGGATTATTTCCTCCCGAGCCGCCCCCAGCAATAACAAGATATTCAGCTGAAACAGGAAAGGCCCCAAACACCGCACTCATTCTTGAGTACCGGATTTGTTCGGTCAGCGTAGAAGTAGAAAGACTGCGGATAGACACGACAACCGCCTACACGTCGATTTCAGCACCGAACAGGTTAAAACTGAGCAAGTCAGCCGCACCCGCGGTCACTGTTACAACATCCGTCGCCTGAAGTGCCATACCCAAAGTCAGCGTCGTGGAATCTTCGGAGGCTATCGGGACATTTCGGGCAATATAGTGTTTATTCGCCAACGCATCCCCATCCTCACGGAGGGCAATGTTAAATGTCGTCGCAGCAGTACCAATGTTGGCCACAATCATCGTCGAAATAATCGTTTCCGTGGCAGACGGCACAGTATAAATATCCGTGTCCGAAGTCGTCGTCAGGTGAGCCTGACCCAAAATCTTATATGAAGTAGCCATTCCTTTTTCCCTAGCCTCCCATTAACAACAACGAGTTTTCAAAACCACCAGCACCGCCACCCAATGGCTCATACGCCGCACCAGTAAACACCTCAGTCGCATTATCCGACTGCAAATAAGTAACCATTCCCTCCGTCGGAGAAGGAATCGCAGCCGCCCGTTCAGCAGTACCCGCAAACACCATCACGGTCTGATCCGAAATGGTATTCATCTCCGAGGCCTCAAGAACCTCACCGGCAGTGAAAGTTAACCGTGGCACGCGCTACTCCCTAGAATCCAAGTCGTCCAGTGTCTAGTTTACCGAACTCAGCGTCGTCAAGGACGAACGGCGCAAACTCCAACGAATTAAACCCAAACGTCACATCATGACGGCCAGGCGACTCCGAATGTTGAATCCGAATCACCTGCCCAAACCGTTCAATCGCAGAACCCGTCTGATTAGGCGTAAACGTGATAGACACCACATCCGAAATCTCCAACCCCAACACAGACGCACGATCTGTAGTGTCCAACGAATCCAGGTTCACGGTGATAGCAGCGAACCGTAGTTTCGGGTCCGCATAACGTTGCACAATATATTCGGCAATATCCGTCAACACTGCCGGGTCAGCATTCAACACACCATAAGTACGTTCAATAATCCCGTAGTTAAGAATTGACAAATCATCCGTGGCAATCGCCGTCCCACCAGGCGACTCCACCACGGCACGGTTCGCCATCAACTCCGAACCATAATCAATATCCGCATTCACAAACGGAATCCCCGAACCATCATCCGCAAACGCCACCAACGACGACGACGAAGGCGCAGAAGCCTCCTGCGAACGGAACGTCAAATCCCCATTCTTCGCAATAAACAACTGCCCCTGCTCAGTCTGCTCAACCAGTTGCAAATACTCCAACGAGTTCTGCCCCTCAAAAACCCCAGTCCCCACAGTCACATTGCCCGTGTCAATATCCCGACGATCCGAAGGCCACGCAACCGTCAACATATCCAACACGGCCTCAACCCGTTCACCCGTCGTCTGCTCCACCGACGAACCCGACGCATCAATAGGACGATTCGCCAAGAACTGGAAATCATCCGTCGCCGTCACATTCGCATCCGACTTACCCGACGTTGAATAGTTAAAGTTCCAATCATTCACCGACCCATAGAACTGCGCCGTCCCATCCATGAAAACCCGGATAGGGACACGCGGCACCAGGTCAATCGCCGTCCCCACAACCGGGTCAAAAAACCGGTCCTCATTATGGAACGTCACATCCAACGACCCAGCAGAATACCGTTCCAAATCACGGTTCTTACCCCGTTGAATCGACACTGAAGAAAGTTTGTCTGTCACATCAACAAACGCCAAACCACCCAACGTGTCCTCACCCAACACGCCCTGTTCCGGCGAATCCAACACGAACCCGCGGATAGTACCAATCTCAACCGTCGTCGCCATTAGGCACTCGCAAAGACCGGACCGGACACCCGCTCATAACGTTTAATCGCCGTCACGACTTCCTCACCGATACGCACCGGGTCACCCACACCCGCCTGCACCGTGATGTTGTAAGTGTCGCCACCGCCACGCAGATCATGGTTCGGGATAATCTCTCCGCCACGGTTGGGCACAAACAATTCCGGCCCCATCTCACCCACAAGATACGGCATTCCGTTCATAACCAAACCGCCACGGGCACGAGTCGTCACCGAAGGCAACGTGCCACCAAACAGTCCCCTAATACCTGTACTGCGGAATCCACCCGGTAGGAATCCCTCACGAGACAAGAACCGTTGGATTTCAGTTTGCATAGCCTCCTCTACCGTGGCGGACGGCGCACGCAAATCAGCCAACTGCGCCATACTCCGACGGCCCGCATCCGAAATCCCCGCCACGTCTACTTCAGGGAACTCGTAAGTTCTGTCAGGCACCTCAACGCGGCCAAACGCCTCCGGGCCGATATCAGGCAGGGACAGAATCGCGGCCGCCGCTGGACCTATACCTGGAACCTTCACAAGCACGGCAGCGATTTTCTTTGCCTGCGAAATTGCCTTCCGAACCGCGCCCTCCATGCTGGCAATAATCGAGTTCATTGTTTCGGCAATGGTCACCTCAAGACCATTCGATCCGTTCCTAATGCCCGCGCTGAACCTTTCAAAAGCATTCAGGAACGGGAACAAACCCATGTCCTCCGCTTGAGCAGTAGCCTGCGGAAGGAACACCGCCAAGAACTTCTCAAACGACTCCAAAGCCGGAACCACAATGTCCGTGATAACTTCGGCCAACAGTGGCAACACAACCTCGTAGAACGGAATCAACGCCTCAATCAGTCGCAAAGTCGGTTCCAGTAACGCTTCCAGGAGGACCAGGAAAATCGGCAGGATAGCCTCCAACAGTGGCGCAAACAATTCAATAATCTGCGTCAAAATCGGAGCCAACTGCTCCACCAACGGCACCACAAACTTCTGCACCGCCTCAACCGCAAACTCAATAATCGGAATCAACGCCTGCAACAACGCCGCGAACGGAGGCAACAGGGCACCCACCAACTGCAAGAACACTTCCGCAATCTGCCCAATCACCGGCAACAACGGCAAGAACCCCTCTAACAGGCTCGGAATAATCCCCGCCACATTCTCCAAAATCGGGGCCAGTTGCTCCATCGTTTCCGACAAAATCGGAGTCAACTGTTCAACAATCGGAACCATCGCCGTCGCCAAACCCGCAAACGCAGGCAACAACGCCTGACCAATCTGCGCCTGCATATCCTTGAAATTGGCAGACAAAATCCTCTGCGAGTTCGCCAACCCATCCGACGTATTAGCAAAATCCCCGGCAGTCTTAGCCGTCTCCTCCATAAGCAAGCCATAACGGGCCTGAACCTTCTGGTCCTCCGTCATCTGCTCGCCTACACCAATAAGGCCCTCACGCAACGCATACGCCTGAACCTCAGACTGCAACAGATTGATACCAAACCGTTTCAGCGGTTCAGCCTCACCAGCCAAACCAGACTGGAACACCTGCAACGCCTCAGCCACATCAATGTTGAACACCGAAGCAAAGTCCGTCGCCCGCGTAGACACATCACCAATAAACCCGGCAACATTGCCACCCTCACCGACAACACGATCTGCGAACGCAGAAAAGCGAACCGCCGCGTTATTAAACTCAGTTTGTGAAACACCCAACGCCTGCGCTGAGTTCTCACCAATCTTCAGAACACCCTCAGCCGCATCACCAAACGCCACATTTACGGCGTTCATCGACTCCGACAAATCCGAGGCCGCACCCACCGACTTCTTCGCAAAGTTCACAACCGCGGCAGCAGAAAACGCGGCAGCCACCGGACCGGCAATTTTTTTCAAACTGGAAGCAAACCCCGAGAGTTGCCCCTTCGCCTTATTCAGCCCCTTCGGATCCGATTTGTAAACAATCGGAAGGGTAATCCCCTTTGCCTGGGCCATTACCGGAGACCCTTCCTGTTTACCGTCTTGACATAACCATCAATCACATCCAAAACCTGGCGAATCAGGAACAAACGTTCCTTCATAAAGTTTTGCCAACCAAAACGCCCGGCCTTACCACCAGAAGCCAACTCATAACGCGCATTCAAACGGTCAA